CCAAACCCAGCTTACTTCCCAGATGGTATGTTGCTATGGAACAGTGCAGTAAGCTCAGGTAACGTAAAAGCATGGAATGTCACAGAAGGTTTCTGGCAGACAGAATCTGGCAACGTTGACAGCGGTCCTAAAGCAGGTGCTCCTTACATGTTCGACAAAGCTCAACGCCGTGTTGTTGTAAAGCGTTTGCAAGCTGCATTGGCAGGCAATGATGAACTACGTGCAGAAACGTTGACTTTCAACGTTATTGCTACACCGGGTTATGTTGAATGCATTGACGAAATGGTCACATTGAACTTGGATCGCAAAGAAACAGCATTTGTTATTGCTGATACACCATTGAAGTTAAGCAACAAGATTACTGATGTTGTTAACTGGAGTCTAGGCAAAGCAGCTGGTACAAACGGCGCAGACGGTTTAGTAACACGCAGCGGCAGCGCCGCAATTTACTATCCAAGTGGATTGTCAACTGACTTGAGCGGCAATGATGTTGCAGTTCCTGCAAGTCATTCAGTTCTACGTGGCATTGCATACAACGACCAAATCGCTTATCCATGGTTTGCTCCAGCTGGTTTAACACGTGGTGCGTTAAGTGGTATCAGCAACCTAGGTGTTGTCAACGCTGAAAACGAATTCGTTCCAGTTGCATTGAATCAAGGTTCACGTGACGCATTGTACGAAAAGAATGTTAACCCATTGGTCAACTTCCCAGGTCAAGGTTTATACATTTGGGGTCAAAAGACATTGTACCCACAAAGCTCTGCATTAGACCGCGTAAACGTTGGTCGTTTGTTGGCTTACTTGCGCGAACGTTTTGATGTTATTGCTCGTCCATTCATCTTTGAACCAAACGATCAACGTACACGTAACCGCATCTTGGGTGTGTTCAACGCATTCTTGGCTGACATGTACTCTAAGCGTGCTGTATATGACTTCTTGGTAGTTTGTGATGAAACAAACAACACTCCTGCTCGAATTGATAGAAACGAGTTGTATATTGACATTGCTATCGAGCCAGTCAAAGCAGCCGAATTTATCTACATCCCAGTTCGTGTTGTAAACACTGGCGCGATTGCCAATGGTACACGCTAAATAACGCTAACAGGAGACACATAAAATGGCAGTCAATTTAGACAAATTTAACGTAGACGGAGGCACTTCGGGCGTATTAGTACAGCCTAAGTTGTCATATCGTTTCCGTGTGTTCTTAAACGAATTCGGCTCGGGTGAAAACTTAGAACTAACAAGTCAAGTTGTTAGCGTTAGCCGTCCAAGTTTAACACATGACGACGTAGTAATCGACGTTTACAATTCACGTATCAACTTAGCTGGTAAGCACACATGGGATGCTATCACTCTAACAGTACGCGATGACGTAACAGGCTTGGTAGCGAGAGCTATTGCAGCACAAATGCAAAAGCAAGTAGACCATGCTAACCAAAGCAGCATCAAAGCAGGTGGCGGCTATAAGTTTGGTATGTCAATCCAAAACTTAGACGGTTCACAACCAGCTAATATTTTAGATTCATGGCAATTGGGTGGTTGCTACATCCAAAACGTAAACTATGGCGAAAACAACTATGCATCAAGTGATCCGCTACAGATCACTATTGCTATCAAGTATGACAACGCTAACCACAACATTCTTGGCAGCGATGCGTTAGATGGTGGCGCTGGTGATAACAACATTGATGTTACATCCGCAGGCGTAGCACCAGAGTAATAGTGTACGTTAACCAAAGGTGATAAGTAAGTGTAAGCAGAAATGCTTGCCCTTACAAGGAGAAAGAAAAGGGCGAGAAATCGCCCTTTTCTCATTGAACACATGGCTTATACAAACTTAGCAACAAAACTTTTATTAAATGATATGCAGGTCAATGCTGGCCCGCTTGGTAACGGCTTTCCATACTTAAAATTTGCATGGGAGGTTGAGTTAGCAGTTGGAAGTGGGGGCGAGTCCACTGGATTATTTTCTACGGGTCCACTGGTAGCTAAGTCATGTGAACTACCGCGTTTCTCAATTGAAACTCAAGTTGTTAACGTTTACAATCATAAAACCATAGTTCAAACAAAAATGAATTATGAACCAATCACAATGACTTTCTATGATCAAACCAATGATGTTGCGGAAAGTTTAATCTGGGATTTTGTTAAAGGGCAATTTGATCCAGGTGATGCAAGTAAAGCAAATAGCATCACGCCATTGGTTGTAACGATCAAGATGAAAAATCTAAGTGGCGAAGGCGACGACAAGGTTTATACATTACTAAACGCATACATCACAGATGCACAGCATGATACATTAGACTACTCAACCAGCGATCCTGTATTGTGGACTATTACATTGCGATACGAAGAATTACAAACAAATGACTTTAAAGGCAAAACTCCTGGTGACGGCGGCGCAGGTATAAAAGCATTGCCAAAGCCACCAAGTCGCCCATCAGTCGTTAATGTACCAATTACTAAGCCACCTAAGGCTGATGCTAAGATCGAAGAAGTATCGATGTGGACAGATCCAATGGGCACAACAGATGGCGCAGCAATTATGGCAGCAGCCGGGACAGCATCACGAACACAATCAGCACCAAAAGCAACTGCACCGTGGCCAATGGACAAAACATCTAACGATGTAACATACGATGCAATGGGTAACGTTACAAGTTTTAGTTCTGGTAATCCAAGTTCTGCTTCTACTGGGACTCCAGTTACAAAGGTACAAAGCCCAGCAACTACTCAACAAGCCGCTGCGGCACGTGCAGCTTATGCACAAACTGATCCAAGGCGTATAGACGGGGAAGGCTATAACCCTTCCTACAAAGAAGCGTATGCAAGTGAGTATGCAAAAGAAATGTCAAAGTATGATACTTCCTGGAAAAGCCAATCTGGTAAAGCAAGTATTGAACAACGTGCAGCTCAAGCAGCATCAATGCGTGCCTTAACATCAGCACCTAAGTATTCATCTCAAGTTCGTACACAAAACGCAGATGGCTCGTTTACAGATAGACAAATGCCACGTAGCGTAAACAACAATGCAAGTGCTTCGGCATCGCAATCCAACAGAGAACAACAGTATGTTAACAACTCTAAGAAGCCATTGGATTATTAATCATGTCATATAAAGTAATACCACAAGTTGAATTTGACCGCGCTGTGCAGCAAGTGCTAAGTGTAGGACTTGGCCGTACACCAGCAGAAAACATTGTTATGGCATTGTGGAAAGCCAGTCAAGACCTTGGTTTAAATTTTAAAGCATTGATAGAAAAGTCAGTTGCAAATAAACAATTAAATGTTGATCAAGCTGTACTTGATCACATTAATAAGAACTTGCCTGAAACGATTCGTTATAATAAGAAAACAGCAGTAGCAGTTTCTCCGATAGCAGCACGCGAACTATAATGGCAAACAACTACCAGCAAGGTCATTACACTATTCTCAATCCAGAGAAGTATGTGGGCAAAGGCACACCAAAATATCGCAGTGGTTGGGAATTGACATTTATGCGTTTCTGTGACAATCATCCGAGTGTAGTGTCGTGGGCAAGTGAATGCGTTCGCATACCTTATAAAAACCCTTTTACAGGCAAAGATACTTACTATGTACCTGACTTTTTGGTAACGTACCAAACAGCAAACGGCACCAAAGCAGAACTCATAGAGATCAAACCCAAATCGCAAGCTGTCATGGAGCATGCTCGTAGTCAGCAAGAAAAGATGGCAGTAGCACTTAATATGTGCAAGTGGCAAGCTGCTCAAATATGGTGCAAACGCATGGGTGCAACATTTCGTATTCTCACAGAATCTGATTTGTTCAACAATGTTAACCCCACAAGAAATCGGCGAAAGTAGACTGCTGTTGGATAAATAAAGGTGTAGTTCACGATACGGCAAATATCCAACTACTCTAACGCTTTAAAGGAGCAATCAGCAATGATATTTATCAACAACAAGTATACCAAATGGTATTACTCAATAATCACTAATGCAAAAAGCAGAACAATTAGTGGTTACACAGAAACACATCATATTATCCCTCGGTCAATGGGCGGGACAAACGACTTAGATAATTTAGTAAAATTAACAGCTAAGGAGCATTTTATTTGCCATCTCATTTTGACTAAGATGACAACAGGTAAAGACTACTATCGAATGAGCTTTGCACTTAACATGTTATCTAATGTTAAGAATATAGGAAAGGGTAGGTATACTCCCAATTCAAGGACGTATGACTATGCTAAACGGTTGCACATAGCTGCATTAGCTAATTATTGGACAGTTGAAAAACGAAAAGAACACAGCGCCAAAATATCCGCTGCTGTCAAAGCTAACCCCCAATCAGAAGAAACTAAAGCCAAAATATCCGCTGCTGCCAAAGGTAAAGAGTGGACTGAAAAAGCGATAGCTAATAGATTGAACAATTGTTTAAAAAGCGCCGCAGCTAGAAAAGGTAAACCTCAGCCCGAGAAGAAGATACAATCTACACTTAATACATATTTACGTAAAAATGTAGCTGTTGCTATGCAGGTTTTTATATTGCATGATGCTGGCTTTAATAATTTACAAATTTCTAAAGAAGTTGATATATCATGGGACAGGGTCAAGTATGCATTGATTCATCGCAATGATTTTGAAACATTTCAACAATCCCTCACGCAAGCGCCGCAAGTAAGTCATAAGTAGTTACATGACTAAGAAATTAGAAGAAGTATTTGGTTTCCCACCTATTGAGGAAGCAACTGCTTCAGACCACACTTTACCAGAGGTTTCTGAAGAAATTCAGGAACAACTTGATGTAGCCACTGCTACCATTGACATGGCAAACCGTGTTGATATTGCATTGCCCACTGTAACAGACATGGCAAGTGCAGAGCGTGAACTAGACAAGTTAGCAAACACCGCGCAAGAACAAAGCGAGCGTTTGATGGATTTAGGATTTAACGTAGACGATAGAAATGCAGGAAAGATTTTTGAAGTTGCTGCCCAACTGTTAAAAACAGCAGTTGATGCAAAAACAGCCAAGATAGACAAAAAGCTAAAAATGGTTGAATTGCAATTGCGTAAAGCACGTATGGATCGAGAGGAAAAGAACTCCGATTCCGGTAACGTACTAGACGCAACAGAAGGCGGATTGATGGGAAATCGCAATGATATCGTGCAAGCAATCCTAAAGAGCGTCGGTCATAATAAATAGTCTTATGAGAGGATTTAATTATGCCCACACTATTAGAGTATATTAATCAGTTACAGCGCGAACACCGCTACCGTGTTAAAATGGCTTTCGCGCCAACTGAGCGCCAACTTGAATCACTGGAGCGTCATATGAAGAAGTATGATGCGCTAGAAGTTGGCCGATCAGAGAAGCTAATGCTACAAGCAGTTCCAATGGATTTCCCACAATTGGGTGGCCACGAAATTGTTATTGTTGATGTAGTAACACGCTTGCCTGTTAGCCCTCCTGTTTTAGAAAACGAGTTGCGCAACTTGATGTATATCAATGACGGAATGTTAAAAGTATTCGGACGTGACGAACCAATTGAACAGCAAATTGAAGCTGAAACTAAAGTTAACACTGAAGCAAAACTTTGCTCAGACTATTCTGAATCAGAAGCAAATGCAGTAAGTGCCGAATCGGCCGCAGGCGACAAGTACAATCAAGCGATGTTAGATGCTGCCGACAAGTCTGGTAAAGAGCGTAAAGCTAACATTACACAACAAGTTGGTAAAATCACATCAGGTCCTGACTATACAGGATCAGCTGATGGCAAGACTAGCCCAATTGGCACTAAACAAAATAACATTGCTGTTCCAGGCAAAGGAGATAAAAAATGAAAACAACTAAAGTAAACGAAAGCATCCGTATTGCCAAAGAAGGCATTGGTGAGTGCTGGGATGATATGGCTGGAATGACTGGTCAAACTCCCGAAGGTCAAAGCGAAGGCCCAATGACAGTAACAATCAACATGCCAGGTAAGAACATCAGCGTTACAACAGACAGCGCAGATGAAATTGCCAACATCTTGAAGTTAGCCGGTATCCAAGTTGGTGGTGTTTCTGCAGATGGCGAAATGCCTGGCGAAATGCCAACAGAGATGCCTGGTGCAGAAGAGCCAGCAGTTATGTATGTTGGTGCTGAACCAACAGTTGCAGCCGATCAAGTTCCAGGTGACAACGATGGCGACGGCGACCACGACATGCAAGATCATGAAATCGAACACGAAGCTGGCGAATCTGAAGAGGAAGAAGCTTCTGAAGATGAAGTTGAAGAAGCAGTTGGCGATAAGTCATACACTTCTAAAGGTGGCACTGTTACACAAACAGCAACAGGCTTAACACATCAAGCTGGTTCTGGTACTTACGGCGGCACAGAAACTGACGCTGAAGAAAAAGCACGTAAAAATGCAGAGCAAGAACTTGCTAAGAAAGAACTTCCCGAAGCAGCTGAAGAGTTAGATGAAGAAACAGCACGTATTCTTCAATTAGCTGGTGTTACTAACGAAGCACAAAGCGCAGCACAAAAAGCAGCATTTGCAAAAATGATCGCTGCTAAAGGTGGCAACAAGTCTGAAGACAAAGCCAATGACAAAGACGACAACAAAAAGCCAGACGCTGATGGCGACGGTGTGCCAGATTGGGCAGATAAAAAAGACGACAAGGAAGTAAAAGAAGAAGCTCCGGCTACTAACTCAATTTACGGCCAAGGAGTTTATGAAACAAGCTATGCTCGTATTTTAGAGTTAGCTGGTTTAGAAG